GACAATCAGCCGCCCGCTCAGAATAGCCAGAAAGCCCTGAATTGCATTGCCGACGATGGTAAATGCTGTTTTCAGGTACTCACTTGCGCCGGTCAGTTCATCAAACGCGCGAACCGCATCGCCGAAGATATCAATGGCGCCGCCGATCTTGCCAACGAGCGAGGTCAGCCCTTGGATTAGCCCGCGCAGGATATTGGTCAAGCCCGCCTCGCCCATCGAGATAATCAGGCCCTCGACGGCAGAATTCAGCGAACTTAAATCCCCGCCAAGGTTATTCCGCATGTACTCAGCGAGCGATTTTGAACGACCCTCAACGTCCTTCAAGATTTCCTCGACTTCGCGCATCTTGTCGGTGTTGGCGACAGCGGACAGGAAGGCGTTGGAACTTTCGCGGCCAAAGATAGCGAGTGCTAAAGCGGTTCGTTCCGCCTCGCTCTCGATGCCCTCAAACGCCGCTTTGAATTTCTCGAATGTCCCGATTAGGTCGGTTGGGTCGAGGTCATCAAACGACAGCCCTAGCTCCTGAATGGCGTCCCTTGCGATTTGCGGGGCTGTCTCGATACCCGCCAAAATTGCAGTGATGTTCCTGAACGCTGTGCCGCCCTCTGCGGCCTTGTAGCCGCCTTGCGCGAGGCCCGCGAGAACCGCAGCCATGTCCTCAACCTCAAGCCCGACGTTCTTCGCGATTGCGCCGCCGCGCTCGATAGCTTGGAACAATTCGGTGATGTTGGTTGCGGAGTTCTGATAGGTGGCCGTTACAACGTCGCCGAACCGTTGCGCCTCGCTCGCCCCCTCCTGGAACACGTTGAGTGCGGTCGTCAAAGCGGCGGACATTGAATCAATGTCACCAGTCTGAGCGATGGTGGTCAGGTCAATTGTCGTGGGGATGGTCTTTAGGATTTCGGCGGTATCCAAGCCAGCCGCCGACATGTTGCCCATCGCCGTGGCGACTTGGCTCGCCGTAAATTCCGTGGTAGCGCCAAGCGTTTTTGCAACGTCGCGCATGTGCTCCAAGTCATCGGCTGCGGCGCCCGAGATGGCGCCCAGCCGGGACATGGAACTTTCAAAGTCGCTGATAACGCTGATAACGCGACCAATACCCACAAACGCCGACGCCATGGCCAGTGCACGAGCCGCAACCAGCCCGAACGCCGCACCCATGCGACGGGACATGCGGTCAGTCGCATCCGCCGCACCGCGTGCCTTGCGCCCGAACTGGTCAAGGTCGTTCCCCGCCCGTTTCAGGTCGGAGCTATCAGCGCGGATGCCTAGTTCGGCAATATCGGCCATTCGCTACTCCCAGGGCGGGGTTTCAACGTCTTTGTCGTGGGAGCGGTCGAGTTCTTCGACGTATGCCCGCGACATTTTCAACAGCGCCTCGGCTTCCCAAGGCGCGATTGGTATTTGCATGAGAGAGGCCCAGGATTGGACTTCCTGCGCTGTCAGGGGGGCACCGTTGATGACGGGTCTGGTGCCGTTCAGAAGCCAGTCAGCGAGATAATCCGCGCCGTGGAGAAACGGCATTTCCGGGGTGACGCCCCGGCTTTGGAGGAACCAACCGCGATGCGTGGTCTCCCCCTTCTTTTTTCCCGCTAGATAGGCGGATTTTTCCGCCCAACGAATGAGGGCGTCTAGGCGCCCTTGATAAAATTACCAGCGTTTTCCGAAAACGCCTGAACCTGTGCCAGGATGTTCGGATACGTCTGGTAGATTTCCAGCGCCTTGGCCCGGCTGAACTCAAGCGGCTTGCCATCGGTGCCGACAAAGTTCTCCCAGCCCGTCGTTGCGTCGGCCATGTTTTCCGCCATCATGCCCTCACCGGCGCCCATAAGGCCCTGGATTTGGTCAACGGACATTTGCTTGAAGTTCGGGGCGCCGCCCCGGCGCTTGAGAACCTCGGCCATGCGCTTTTGCACCTTGGTCTTGAGCGTGGGGCTGTCGGGGCCAAGGATGTGAAAACGAACCGGCTTGGTTTCGTCCTCCACGCCCTTCTTGTCCCGCAGGTACGCCAGTTGCCCGGTTTTCGGGTTCTCAAGATGCAGCCAGCCGCCGTCTTCGGATGCGGCGACTGTATCGAAGTCATTGAGCATGTGTGACCTCTTATTCCGGCGCGATGGTCACAGGGCGGCCCGAGAATTCGAGCTGGATGTTGCCACCCAAAACCTGGTCGGACACAGCTTGCCGGGTGAAGGACAGCACAATCGCCGGGTAGTAAGCGATTTCACCGTCCGAATAAGTGACCTTGACCGAAATCGAGGTGCGGGCTTCGTTCGCCGTCCGCAGAATGGCCTGCCCCGCATCGTCCGGGTCATAGCCCACGGGAATGGTCATCGAGCCGTAGTTGGTCGAGCCGAACGTTTTGCGTTCTGCGCCCGTTTTCAGGTCAACGAAGGTCACAAGGTTGGACGCTGGCCCGTGCTCGGGCAGCGAAGAGATTTCACCGACTTCAACGAAATCAGACAGGGCCTCATAGCCCGTTTCAGTTTCTGCGGCAGGAAGGGAGGAACTGACCTCCACAATCGTCCCGACGCCGGGTAGAACAGCCATGATGTGGCCTCCTTTGGTGGGGGTGCCCCAGCCGGGGCGGGTGGAGGGTCAGAAGAGGATCTGGCCCCAGAAAAAGAGGGCGCCGCCGACGTAGAAGGTCAGCCGAATGACCCCGCTGACGTAGACGCCAACGCGGTGTGCCCTGTCGGGCGCGTGGTTCTGGTTCATGCTTCTGCGGTGCCTTGGATAAAGACGGGGGTGACGTAGACGCCCGCTTCGTCGCGGAAACTCGGGCGCACGGCTGGAGGGGTCAGGATGGTCACGCCATCAAAGGTTGTTCCCACGGCAAAGCGGGCCTCGATCTGGTCCAGCATGTCGTTCGCCTGATTGGCCAAAGCGCCCGTTTGCGTCTCGATACGAATGGCGATTTCCACGACGCGCCGGTGATTGCCTGCCAGCCTGACCGGTTGGCGGATGGCCCCCGCTTCCAAGACAACAAGGCGCGGCAGGGATGCCCCCTCGCCCTCGGGCACGACGATGTTTGGCGCGGACGCCATGGTGACCAGATGCTTGATAAGCGCCTGGTAAATCTCTGCGGTGGTCATCCGACCTTAGCCGCCGCTCGGTCTACGAATGAGACCCACTGACGGGCCGCGTTGCGAACGAAGAACCGGCCACCGCCGTTTATGCTGTTTCCGTTTTCATCGGTCGTTCCGTATTCCATGAACGGCGCATGAGGTGCGGTGAATACGGCAGTGTAGACATCCCCAGCCTTGACACCCGAAGCCGTGGCGGAAAAAGCGGCCTTGCTGTGTCCACCGCCGATCCCACTCGATTGGCTATTGATAAGCTCCGAGTCATCAACCGGGACTTTCCCCGACCCCGGCGTTGATGGGCTGCTGGGGTCGCGCCGGGTCATTTCCTCTGTCACGTCCTGAACCGCCTGCCGAAGGATGAGGTCCATGTTGCGTTTGGCTTTTTCTGACCAATTCTCTATGGTGGCGACGAAATCCGACATGAAAGCCTCCCATGCCGCGCGAGCCGCTATCCGATGATGAAATCACCGAAATGATGCAGCGGCACTTGGCTGAACTGGATGAGTGCGAGGGAAAGACCGACTACGGCGCGAAGGCACTGGATGCGGTCAGGCAGTTTGTTTCACTGGTGGTTGTGACCGTTCGGTCAGCTGGCAAGTGACGCCCAATCGACGCGGAAAAACGCATCGCAGCGGCAGTTGATTACTTCTTCGGCGGGTGCGCCGTCCTCGTGGGGGTAACGCAATCCATTGCTGAACCGCTCGCCCCAGGCCACTTCGTCGCCGTTGATATCTGCGTGGCTGTCCCGCACCCGGTTATCGAATGCCGCGCGCCATTTTACGGTTACCGCCGTTGCCGGGATTTCGCCCCGGTCAATCATCTGCTGAATGCTTTCGGCCCGACCTGCGTTCATAGCCTTGTTCCCCTCTGTCCAGGCGATTGTCTTGGCACGATGGCGTAACTGCCGGTCGGCATAGAACATGGTGGCCTGCCGAATGCGCTTTTCATCAAGCGCCCGGCCCTCCCGAATGGCCTGGGCAATGGAGCGGTCAAACGAGCGATTGCGCAGCTTGAACGGCCAGTTATCCGGGTTGCCCCCGAACGTTTGCCTCAGCCGCTCGGGGTCGCCCAGAATGTTCCTCAGGTTTTGAACTGCCCGCGCTTGTCGCGAATGCAGGCCGATAAGCCCGCCCTTACGCTGATTGCCCACCATTTCCCCGACTAGCTGCCGGGCGAACTGGCGATAGCTGCGGTCGCTTTCGGAAATGCCCTGCAGGAATTGCCGGATGAGTAACCGCGTGTCCTCTGTGATTTCAGTGATGAACTTGCCGCCGGATTGGCGGATGTAGGTTTCGGCCCGTGGGTGGTTGCCGTCAAAGCGCACCTCAAAGCCGCGAATAAGCGCGCGGGGTGCAGTGCTGATTTGATAAGCCGCGCCAGCCGCGAAGGCATTGCGCATGGCCTCGTAAAACCCTGACATGGACGCCGCACTATCCATCGACAGCGCCCGAATGATTGCCTCTACGTCCCGCGCCCGAATTGCCGCCTCAATCTCATCCAGAAGGGCCTCCGAGCGTAGGGCGGCAAGGGCTTCCTCGAATGCTTGTGCAAGGGCCGTGTTTTGCTTTCTAAGCGCCTCCAGAAACGCGGCGCGGGTGTCACGAGCCATCGGCCCCTCTCAGGTGACACGTCCAATACAGCAGCGTAGGCCCCGGCTGTTCGGGCATGACGGAAATCACATCGTAAACCGTGGTCCCGATACGCATTTTGTCGGTGTTCTTTGGCGTTACCTCGGCGTCGGGGGCCACCATGACCTTGATATCCTCGGCCATCACGTTGGTGCCGTCGCGGTCGCCCTGTGCGAATTGCAGTTTCAGCACCTTGCAAGCGTGTTCGGTGCTTGCCCCAACTGTCGCCGGATAGGTTCCTGTTTGCGCGCCGGGGCGAA